CCCATCGGGAACGGCAGGCCAATTGGCATCATCGGACAGATCGGCACCGGCCTCTACCAGACCCGGCCAGGTGCCGCGCATCTGCGTGATACACCCAAGCCCCGCGATATAGGCGGCCCGCTGCGCGTCCGACAGCAGACCGGTACTAGCCGCCGCCACAAGATTGATCTGGGCCATTTCATCAACCACCGCGAAGATCCGGCGGCGACATTCAGCCTTGCCCTCATCGAGCCGCGCCGCCAGATCAGGCGCCAGTTCAGTCTCGGACTTGGCGCGCTGGCTCCAGCCCTGCACCCATTCGCCCGCGACCAGCAGCGGCGCTGCATCACGTTCCAGAACAGCACCGACCTGCTGTGCTGGCCGGTCAGCGACCGTGACCGGATAGAGGCCAAAGGTTGCTGCCAGTGCGTCAGAAATGACCTTGGGAAAGCTGGTCTTGGAATTGCTTTTGCGAAGCTGCGCAAGACTATAAGGGAAGGCCGCAACCTCCCCATTCTTGATCAAGACATAGGTCATGCGACCCTCCATTTTGAGATGCCGGTTTGCTGGGAAAGTGCGTAGACAATCGTTCTGTCTGAGGGGTGAGCTGCTACCCCCCCAATTCCAGAAAGGTTCACCGCATCTAAATAAGAGCCCACATAGATCACTGAGGTTAAATCGTAGGGCGTTGACAGCTCAAATTGAACAAGGGTCTTCAAGTTGCGGTCGGCTATGTGCAGCAGCGTCCCATCGTGGCTGATGCTGATGCCGTAGGTCGCCACAAACGCCAGAACGCCAGGTAGACTATCGAGATCGATTTCCTGCCCCGCGTCAGGAGTAACGGCCACAATCGTCGAGGGATCAAACGGCGACGTCATTGAATACCGCCTGACTATGTGCCCTGTATCCAGGAGGTACACATACAATCCGTCGCGGCTTGTGGTGGCCCCGACACATGAGACGTTGCTGTTTGCGGAGTTTTTAAAGCGATAAGCTGTACCTCCAGGAACTCCTGCAAAACTGTATGGCGTGGGCATGGTAAAATCTCTGGTTTCAGCATCACCCGTAAACATCATTCCCTTTGTTCCATCAGCAGCCACGGCTATTCCGAAGGTATCCGAGTTTGTCCAAGTGTATTCGTTTTCATAGGTAAACGTGGCCAGGTCCAAGTCGCCGGTGAAGTGGTTGTAATCGTGAAAGGTATAAGTCGAAGAATAAAAGTGGTCCCCGCCGTCCACCCACCAGCCAGACCCGTAACGCACCAGCGCTGGGTAAGTGCTATCAATAGCCAGCAGCTTGGCGTCCTCAATAGATCCACCAGACCCAGCGCCGCGAAGTTTTGCAGATACAGTCACGCCATCGCCTCCCCAGCCACAAAGCCGAACCAGGTGGCCCCGGCATCCGCTGTCAGGAAGGTCAACACGTCTGTTTCGCCACTTGCAGGCGCATCCGGGGCAGATCCTCCAGACCAGACCACCCAGGCAGGCCAGGTCAGCGTATGATCCCCGCCCGCAGTCAGGCGCAATGTGAAGGCACTCGCAGCCCCAGCTGCTGCCGGATTGGCAAAGGTGAAGGTTGTATTGCCTTCGCTCAGCAAGGTGAACACCGTGCCCGCTGCAAGATCGATGTCAGGAGCCACACCGGCCAAAGGCACCACCGTTTCCTGCAGGCTTGCCAGCTTGGCCACACCTGACACCTCGACAGAGGTCAGGTTGGCGACTTGCCCAGAGAATAACCCGCCCAGTTTGTGGCGTCCTGGCTTGGGTCCAGCAAGACACCGCTGTGATCGGTCTTGGCCCGGTATGACTGGAAGTCTACCAGCGAGAAAAAGGATTGACCGGCGCTGTAATCCCCGCCGCTAACCCAGGCGTCAGCCGCAGCTCCGCCCGCCGCTGCCTCGGTCGCTGCAGCGCGCTCCCCAATCCATGCAATGGCCGCTGTGATCTCCACAGCAAAATCTGCAAGCCAGATTAGAAAGGCATCCATGCGCTCAGAAAAGAACCCCTCGCGCCGATTGGGCATCACGGGGGGCAGTGTAATATTTGGATCTGCCATCAGGTCAGGCCCTCCACTTTCAGTCTCAGTTCAGATTCAATCGGGTCGCCGGTGCTGACGTCCCAGTCGGAAAGTTTGCCGTAGACCGTGACGCCGATCTGGTCGCTGTCTTCACCGCCAAACACCACAACCGGCTTGGCGCGGTTTTCCTCCAGGATAATGGCGATGCGCCGCCCCTGTTCGGTTGGCACTCTGGCGCGATAATCCACCACCTTGGCAAATGGCCGCTCAACAATGGTCATGTTGCCCCACTGGTCACGCTCCGCTGTGGAATAGTCCTCAATGCCAAAGCTGGTGCCAAACAGGGCCTCGCCAATATCGTATTCCCGGCCCAGGACGATCTGGCCGATCTTAGGCACCGCATCGGTCGAGGTCAGCGAGATCTCATAGGTGGCCTGCGCATAGGGCGGGATCTCGTTAAACACCGCTTCAGAGCGCGTCCGGTGCGGCTCAAAGCAATAGGTGAAGGCGTCAATTATTAGACCGGTATCCACCAGGGAAATGGTCCTGGCATAGACCACCCCGTCATTGGGATCCGTCACCGTCAGGGTGATCTCGGACCCCGCGAGACCGAAACAGCTCACAGCGCTGACCGGCTCTGGTAGCTGGTTCAGCCGATAGACCAGCGCCGCGCCTGCCTCGCCAATGGCCTGATCTGTGATGAACTTATCAAAGGGACGCCATGGGTTGGTGGCCCCCAGGCGGATCCAGTATTGGTTCAGGGTATCGCCTGCAGGATCTTCGCCCTGGTGCGCTTGAATACACTCATAGCGCCAGTGAACCCGCATCACCTGATCTTCAAGCAGGTAACTGGTGCCAACCGCCCAGGCGGGATGATCATCCTCTGGAAGGCTGGAATACAAAAGGTTTGCCTCCCCAATTGGGAAGGCAACCGCGAGCCTCAATGTCATGTGATTTATACCTCTTGCCGGGTTGGTGGTTGGCCCAGGATTTCGCGCCCGCGTTCCAGCTTGGCCAGATCCGCTGTATGCTTGGCGACCTCGGAAAGGCCCTTTGTGGTACTGGCACCCATTGCCGACATGACCGCCAGCACCTCCTGCAGCACCGCCACAACGCCGCGATTGTCCAGCATGGCCTTGCTGTCAGAATTGCTGACCACGCGAGAGGGGCCGGTGTTTTCCAATTCCCAGCCCTTTTCCCCCACAACACGCCAGCCGCCCAGGTGGTCGCCCCCAGAAGCAAATCCCGGGACCGTCATGGCGTTGCGGATGTTTTCCTGCAGGCGTTCCTGATAGGCCACCGCGCGCTGGCGGTTATCGTTTGCCGCTGCGATCTGATCCTGCAGCCCGCCCTGATCCCAGAACCCGGCATCACGGAACGCCGCCAACTGGCTGGCCGTTCCAGAGATCCCCGAGGAACTATAGGCAAGGGTGCCATCATCGCGCAGGTTGATGCCCGAAAGAGAGACGCCGGTTGATGCCACCAGATCCTGCAGTTTGTCTTCCAGCCCCTCAGTTCTGGTCAGCGACTTGCTGCCCCAATTGTCGTCGAACTTATCGACCTTGGCCTGCAGGGTAGAGACGCGCGCCGCCGCCTCGGCTGCGGCCTCTGCGCGAGCGCGATCGGCTGAGATCTCCGACTGCAAAGACCCAAGCGAGCTGACCAGCGCCTGCATCCCCGTGGTCATACCCTCGATATGGCCAGACAGCGCATCGATCGGCGTTCCAACCGCGTCTTGCATGCTGTCCGCAAAACTGCCGAGCGGGTCAAACTCGAATGAGCCGCCCAGTGTTAGCCGCCCGCTTGTGGCACCCGAGATCGCCACAAAGAACCCCGCCTGCTCATCACTCAGGCCAGTGAGATCCACCCGGCCATCCATGATACGCTCAAAGCGCGTATTGATCCCGCGCAGGGCAGTCAAATCATCCTCAGACAGATCCGCCTGCGCGCTGATCTCCACAACCCGCTCTGCATTTGTCACAGCTTCGGCCAGCAGCTCGCGCTGGCGATCCGTGAGCTGATCGCCAAAATGAGCATCGATCGCCAGGGCGCGCGTCCCATTAGTGATCGCGTTCAGCAGCAGCTCTTGCGTGGCCTCTGGCAGATCTCCGTTAATCGTCGCATCCATGCCCACCAGCAATTGCCGCTGTGAGGCCAGCAGCGCGCGCACTTCACCAGGTGCCAGATCGCCAGATACCGCCAGATCCAGAGAGGCCGAATAGCTGCTGGCACCCCCGGCAACAATCGCCCGGATCTCGTCAGATACCCCGGTATCGAGCGAGACCCCCAAGGCATCGCCCAGGGCATCCACACCGCCCAGGGCGGCGCGCATTGAGCGGCCATTCAGATCAGATCCCAGCACCAGATTAACCGATCGCGTCAAATCGCCATTTTCAGCCAGAACCACCGACAACAGATCAGGATCAAGCCCTGCCGCTGCTGCCAGCTCAACATTGCGCACCAGGTCAGAACTGGCCCCGATCGCCATTTCCAAAACGCGATCAGAGACGCCATCGAGATCCGGCACCAGCGAGATCGTGCGGGTATGCTGACTGGTGGTCTGCAGCGCCAGCCAGCGCAGTTCCGGCGTTAGCCCATCGGTGCTGAGAACAAATTCAATTGCCGCCTGCAGCGCATCACGACTGCCCCGGATCAACTCCTGCAGCTCTGGCGTGAGGCTGGACAGATCCAGCTCATCGATCGACAGCGTGATCCCGTTGCGCAAAAAGTCCAGGCTCAGCTCTGATCCTTCAATCGCCCCCTGCAGCGAAAGCAAACGCCGCTCAAAGGATGCAATGACGTCCTGGTCGATGGTCTCGGCACTCTGCAGGTAGCTGCTCAGCTCTTCCAGAACCCCCAACTGATCCCGCGCAAGGCTTTCCAGAACCGTATCGGCTGCGCCCTCAATATCTGCGAGACCGGCCAGCCGATCCGCTTCAGCTCCGACCTGTGCCGCGATCCGCTGCGCATCCACCAGAGATCCCGCCTGCGAGGTGGCCAGCGTCAGATAGCGACTGGCAACACCGCCAAAAGCCTTGGCCGCATCAACATCGCCCTCGCGCGCCGCTGCACTCAGCCGGTCCATTTCTGCCCGCGCCGCAGCAACCTGCGCACCGGCCCCCAGCAAAGAGGTTGAGCCATAGCTGAGATCCTTTTGCAGATCCCGCAGGCTGGTGCCCGCCCGGACCCAATCCTGCGCAGCCCGCGCCGCCTCAGTGGCCGTGTCGCGCGCCTGCGCCATCAGGCCAGACACCTCGCCATTGATCCCAGCCACACTGTCAGACAGCGCCGCACTCAACCCCTGCAGTGCTGGCAGCGCCTCATTCATGGCACCACTCATCTGGATCAGTTCTGCATAGAGCGCGCGGCCCGCCTCAGAGGTCAGATCGATCGCCTCGATCATGGCGCGGAATTCTTCCCGGCTTTTGGGCATGGCCACGCCCAGCTCTTCAAACCGCTCCGCAAGGCCGCGCAGTGTCGTTTCCTGCCGCTCCGCATCGCTGTAAAAGGCGTTCCAATAGGCCAGCACCGAAGTGCTGAAGGCTTCAATACGGCCGAACTGATCAACCAGGTGCGAGGCCGCATCACCGCCTAAGATAGACGCCGCAAAGGCAGAATGCCCCAGCAGGTCAAAGGCCTCGGTTGTGGCTTCCAGACCCGTTGAAAGCCGGGTCAGCTTATCCGTGGCAGTTTCCCCGGCGCGGGCAACCGCCTCTTCGCCAAGGATCAGCTCTGCCATTGCGCTGGAGGTCAGTTCCAACTGCTCTGCAAGCGCGGCTTGGATCTCTTCCTGGTTCTTGCCATTGGTCCAAAGCTGGAAGTCAGCCCCCACAAATGTATCGATGGCATCAGAACTGAGGTTCAGCACATCGGCCATATCGTGCAGGCCAGCAGTAATGCCCGTCATGCTTTGATCCAGCGCCAGCTCAAACTCAGCTTCCAGCGGTTTCAGATCCGTGCGGTTAGAACGCAGAAAACCGCCTTTGTAAAAGTCGAACTGTGCCCCTTCAAAGCCCTCGGCACCAAAGTTGCCCCGGATACCGGACCCGGCATATTTGCGGCTCAGACCTTTGGCCAGCAGCGCAATGCCAGCAACAACAACGCCGATGCCAGGCAGTGCCGCACCAATGGCACCGAGGCCACTTGATGTCCCAGAGATCAGCCCGCAAAGATTGGCAAAGCTGGACGTCAGACCGCCCCCAGAGAACCCCCCACCCAGACCGGTGCCAATACCAGAGGCGATGCCACCACCGCCTGCCAGATTGAGCGCAGAGCCAAGCAGCCCGAGACCGCCACCACCGCCGCCGCTGCCAACCAAAGCCGCCCCTGCAGAGCCGCCACCGCCAAGCAATTGATCAAGACCAAGCGCGCCCGTCACCGAGGCCACCACCGGCAGCACAATCTTGGAATGGGCAAACTGATAGGCAATATCGCGCAGCATCCCCTGCCCCGTGTCGGTAAGACTGCCGCCCTCAAAAGCCACGCGCGTGATCTGCTCAGACCAGCGCGCCTGCTGATCTTGGACCCCCCCCAGCCCCGCCTCTACGCGGTCCAGCTCCACCACCTCATTGGCCAGACCCTCAATCTGCGCCTTCCTGAGACCAAGCCCCTCTTTGCCCAGCTTTTGCTGCACAGAGCGCACCGCTTCCAGTTTCTTGCGCTGATCATCCGTCAGGCCCAGCAGCGACCGGCGCGCGGCAATCTCTTTGGTCAATTGTGCCAGCGCGCTTTTGGCCGCAGCTCCGCCTGCAGATTTGACCTTATTCAGGGAAGCTATGCGCTTTTGATATTCCGCATTCAAAGCCTGCTCTTGCTCATAAAGCTGGACCTGCTGATTGATGCCTTCCTCAACAACCCGGCGCTGCCCATCTGCCATGTCCGACAGAGCTGGCAGGCTGGCCTCAAGCTGGGCACGGTACTTGGCGGCATTGGCGGTCAACTCATTACCGCCCCCGGCAAGGGCTGCAATGCCCGCCTTGATCCCGGCGATGTTTGCAGTCGCGCCCGCCAAGGCCCCCGGCAGTGCGGTCAAATAGCCCTTGATGGCTGCGGCCTGCCCCGCCGCCACACCAAGCCCCTGGGCGAGCTGGCCCGCCGCCACAGTGCCGCGATCGGTCAGCGCGACATTCTCCGAAGTAATCCCGTTCAGCTCATTCAAGCGGCGCTTCAACTCGGCAATGTTCTCCAAATTTTGCTTTCGAGCAGCCGCCTCTTCCTCGGTCAGGACATTGCCAGCCTGCACAAGTTTGAGCATTTCAGCTTGCTTCAGAAGCAGCCGCACAACATTGCGCTCCGCAGCCTCATAGCCCGCAGCCATGAGCGCTGGCATTTCCACCAGGTCTTTATCGCTGGGCTTGGCCAGCTCATCCAATCCAGCCCTTGCAGCCTGCAGCTCAACCAGCAGATCGCCATAGCCCAGTGCAGCCAAAACTGCTTCCCGGCGCTCCGCTTGAAGCTGCTCGATCACAGCGCGGCGCGCGTTCGCCTCTGCCATTTTCGCCTCGACCACAGCCAGCGTGACCGGCCCGCCCTTGCGCAGGGCATCTGCCAGCCGCGCGCTGGCGTGGATCTGATCACCCATCGCAATGGTCACGTTATCCATCGCGATCTCATGGGCTTCAGCAAAGGAGGTAGAACCAAAACCTGCATCGGCAAGGGCGGTGCTGGCGAGCGCCAGCGCGGTGAACCCTGCAACCGCCAGCCCGATAGGAGACGCCAGCGCCACCACTGCGCCAACCAAAGGCGCGGCCAGCTTCAGAACCAGGCCCAGACCAATGGCGACCGGCCCCAGGGTTGCGGTCAAAGCCGCGCCTTTGGCGATCAACGCCTTTGCCCCGTCAGACAGATTGTTGAACCACTCAGCCGCATCCGCCGCCTTGCCGCTCAGATCCTCCAGAAAAGGTGCCAGCGCTACCGTCAATTGATTGGCGACACCGCGCCCCACCAGCCCCATGCGCGAGATCGCGTCATTGGTGCGCTCGATCTGATCTGCATCGACCTCAGAGATAGCAACGCCAAAGCGCTGCACATCTGCAGAAGCCACGCGCAAAGCGCTGCTATCGATCCGGGTAAAGATCAAACCGGCCCGACTGCCAAACAGTTCCGAGGCCACCGCCCCGCGCTCCGCAACCGGCACATAGTCCGCAATGGCGTTCTGGATTTTGGCCAGCCGCTCATCCAGGCGCAGGCGCGACAGCTCGGCCGCGCTCAGGTGCAATTGCTCCAGTGCCTTCACGGCTGGCCCCGCGCCCCCCGCCGCCTGGCTCAGACGTTTGGTGAGCTGGATGGTTGCCTGCTCGACTTCCCCGATCGACACGCCAGACAGATCCGCCGCGCGCTGCAGCACCTGCATCGATTGCACAGACGTGCCCAGCGATTGCGCCATCTTGGCTTGTGCGTCCACAATCTGCAGGCTGGATTTGACTGCGATCACGGCAGCGCCTGCCATCGGCAAGGTCAGCCCCAGCGCCATTTTGCGCCCAGCTTTTTCAACCGCAGACCCCATCCGCACCATGCGGCGTTCCACGTTGCCCATAGCCGCAATGCCGCGCTTGGCACCGCTTTCAAAGGCAGCAGATTCCAGAGACAGCAGCCCGCGCAGCGAGCCAATAATAGCGCCCATATTTTCACCTATTTGGATTGGAATGATTGGTTCAGAAGGAACTGGTGCAGCCGCGCGTGATTGGCTTTTTTCTCACCAGATCCGGGCTTCTGTGCAGCCTTCGCTTTGGTGAAATCCGGCATTTTGTTTGGATTATGGAACCCAAACTTGACCAGTGTTGCCAGCTCTTGATTGAGCACCCGCCGCGCCTTGAACTCTTCGTTTTTGGCTGTGATCTTACCGGAGGTGATCAGGTGGTATTCCCGCAAGGAGACGTCCCAGAATTCAACGTGGTGCAGGCCAAACCCGCACCACGTTTCTAACAGGGATTGCCAGTCTAGTGGCTCACGGGGGTCTCTGCCTTTCCCTCGCTGGCTTCGCCAGCCTCTTCGCCAGCCTCGGCACTGGCAGGGGCCAGCTCAGGGAAGGCGCAACCAACCGCCTCGGACAACAGCGGCATCAGCTTGCGATAGCCGCCCGCCGCATCGATCAGCTCATAGG